TGCGTTCGATTGCAGACCTCAAAGCCATCTCGAAGTCGGACCTTCTCGCGCAAAGCTCATTGGTCCAAGCTGACATCGACGCCAGGTTGTCAGCGCTTCGCGTCGAGTCGCCAGGGTTGCCATAGGTTGCTCCTCAAGACCTCAGCTGCCGATAACACGGCAGGAGGGCATCATGCCATCGCACAAGTTCACGAACGCCACTTGGGACGGCAGCACGTCCCGATTCAGCTTGGAACAGCTCATGCGCTCCGTGCCGCCCCCGGTCCTCACCTGGGCCAGGTCGCACGCGAAGTCGCAAGGCCGCGAGCTGTCCAAAGGTGACCTCAAGCTCCCGGTTCACGAGCCGGATGGAACGGTCAACCTGAACGCCGTGCGCGCCGCCCTGGCGTCGCTCGGCGGTGCTCGCGGTGGCGTGGACCTCCCGCAAGACGTCAAGGCCGCCGCACAGGAGTACCTCGAAGCAACGCTGGCGAAAGGCAAGAAGGAGTCTGGTATGTCCGAGAGCGTGACGTTCTCGGAGCGATCCGCTTGGCCGCGGGAAGCGCAGGTCGACGAAGAGGCCGGCGTTCTAAAAGGCGTCAAGATCCTCGGCAAGGACGGGAACAAGGCGTATTCGGAAGGCGCCATCGACAAAGCGTACACCGATCGGATGTACGAAGGCGCGCCGATCTGCGAAGACCACCCGCCGAAGGACGACTCGCCGCGCGAAGTCGGGCGGAAGCTCGGAGAGATCCGAAACGTCGAACGTCGGGCAGATGGACTCTACGCCGACGCGCACTTCCTCAAAGAGCACCCGTTGTGGCCGCGCATCAAGGAAGCCGCGAAGCGGATGCCGAACCTGTACGGGTTCTCGCATCTCGGGCGCGGGAAGTCCCGCTCAAAGCTCGGCGGAAAGGACTTGATCGAGGAGATCACTTTCGTCCGGAGTGTCGACCTGGTCGATCAAGGAGCAACCGTCAAAGGACTCTTCGAAGGGGAAGGCTCTGACCTTCAGTGCGGGGATGCCGATTCGGCATCCGATACCACCAGTGAGCACGAAGACTCAACGGAGGAAGTCGTCATGGACTGGAAAGACCTCACCATCGAAAAGCTGCGCGAACAGCGCCCGGACCTCATCGAGGTCGCGGTGAAGGAAAGCACCGAAGCGGCCCAGTCCAAGGCCGACCGCGAAAAGCTGCTCGCAGAGAACAAAGAACTCCGCGAAGAGAACGACCGCTACAAGACCGCCGAGGCCCTCGCCGCGAAGAAGCGCGCAGCAGAGAAGGCCATCGAAGAGGCCAAGCTGCCGAAAGAAGCGGTCAGCGAAGTGTTCATGGAGTCGCTGCTCGCAGCGCCCGACGAAGAAAAAGTCAAAGCGCTCGTCGCGGACCGCAAAGAGTTCGCAGAAGCGGCGCTCAAGCAATCCCCGCGCAGCAAGGAACAGCAGACCGCAGGGGCCGGAACCAACGGAACCGGAACGGCAACGGTCGCGAGCTTCAAGGAAGCGACCGGCTGGTAAGGAGAGGACGAGATGGCCAACACGTACCGGTACTACAGTGGCGACGCCAAGATCAAGAAAGTCGCGGTTGACTCCGCGACCGTCATCGAGATCGGCGACGCGGTCTGGCTCGACACGGACGATGCGAAGCCAGCGTCAGACCTGACGTACCTCTCTTCGCTCGCACTGACGCAGGAGAGCTTCCACGACAACTTCTTGGGGATTGCCCTCGACCAGTCCCGTTCGGGAGATACGGACCCGATCCGTGTTTCGTCGGGAGGCGTCTGGCGGATGGCCTGTGCTTCGGCGACTTTCGAAGTCGGGGACCTCGTCGGGATGGACGACAACGCGCTCGCAACCGCGCTGCTCAACCAGCAGGTGATCGCGTCCAGCACCGCAGCACGGTCGATCGGGCGTGTGCATCGGCGTCAAGCATCGGCAGTCACGGAACTGCTCGTCGAAATCGTCGGAACGATCTCTCACGGTGGGCCGCAGGTGGCCGCGTAAGGAGGAGTGACATGAACCTCGGACTCAAGAACTTCGTCAAGTCGGTCGGCATCCAAGAGGCCGAACGAGTCCTGTGTGAAGCCCTCGCCGCGACCCAGCGGAAGATCCAGGATCCGGACTCCACCGAACCCAACGCGATTCGGCTCGACCGGTTCTCATACCGAGAAATGTGGGAAGCGTTCTGCGGAGAAGGCACCCTCGAGCTGCTGAACCCGTTTCGCGAGCAACAGAGCCTTGTGACGCCCCGAATGCTGCGTGAAGAGTCGGCGGCAGTCGGCTTCACCGCGTTCCTCAACATCAACGGCCAGATCGTGTTCTCGAAGATCCTGGAGTCGTACAAGCGGCCGGAGTTCAAGCTCGCCGGGCTGGTCGAGACGATGCCGTCTCGGTTCTCGGGCGAGAAGATCCCGCAGCTGACCAACCTCGACGGGGACGAAGACGAAGTCGTGGAAGGCGCCGAGTACGGTCGGGCCGGGTTCGGAGAAGCGTACCTCGACACCCCGGACACCGTGAAGCGCGGAACCATCGTCGAACTGACGAAGGAAGCCATCTTCTTCGACAAGGTCGGGACGATGTTCCGGCAGGCCGGGACCGTCGGCGCGTGGCTCGCGCAGCGGAAAGAGAACCGGATCGCCGACGAGTGCATCGGCGTGACCAACGGATACCAACGGAACGGGACCGCGACGAACACGTTCCAGACGACGGCGCCCTGGGTCAACGACCAGGTCAACGTCCTTGCCGACTGGACCGACCTCGACAACGCGGAACACCTCCTCGCGGCCATGACCGATCCGGACACCGGCGACCCGATCATGATCTCGGGTGACCGGGTCCTTCTCTGCTCGGCGCAACTCGAAGCGACCGCCGCCTACATCTCGACGGCGACCGAATCCCGTCGTACGGACGGAGGGGCCGTCACGATGGTCGGGGGGAACCCGGCCCGAACGACCGGCCACCGTGTCGTGGGGAGTCGCACCCTCTACCACCGCCACCTCGCCTCCGGCCTGTCCGCGGCCGAGTCTCGGAACCGGTGGTACTGGGGATCGCTGTCCGACGGGCTGCTCTACGTCGAAAACTGGGCCATCGGTACCGTAATGGCTCCGCCGAACTCGGAGGCCGAGTTCACGCGGGACGTCCTGCACCGGGTCAAGGCGTCCGAACGGGGCGTCATCACGACCCAAGAGCCGCGCGCAATCGTCCGGAACACGACCGCGTAGGCAGGAGAACCGAAAGGCTGACTGATGGCACGAAAGATCGCCAGGAACCGAACCAGCAAGGTCTACGAGCCGGAGCAATTCCTCCCCGATGGCGAGGAAGAGTCCGAAGGCCCGAAGCAGCACGTCCGTCTGCCGGGGTTCCCGTGGTTGGAACTCCCGGCGGACTTCACCGGTGAACTGGTGGACGTGTACTGCAAGGCCATGAACCTCCGGACCACGAAGCCGACGAAGTTCCAACGCGGGCGAGGACCGGTCCCGAAGCACCTGCGCGCCAGCGCGTACCGACTTGACAAGAACGGCAAGCCGGAACCGCTGGTCGAGCCGGCACCGGCCTTCCACGCGTGAGCGACCTTTCGGATCTCCAGACCACCAAGACCCAGCTCATCGCCCGGTTGAAGTCGGTCACGGCGTCCGACAAGCCCTCTTACAACATCGACGGTCAACAGGTGTCGTGGACAGAGTACGCCTCGATGCTCCGCAAGGAGATTGAGGCTGTCTCTCGTCTGATTGACGCCGAAGAAGGGCCTGCCGAGTTCCACACGATCACGTACACCTGATGGAGACGCCGTGGCACTTGACATCTCCAACGACTACCTGATCTTCGACGGGTCCGAAGCGATCACGTTTGTCTCTGTCGGAACAACGACGGTCGACGACGACGGCTCGGTCGCGGAGTCAGGAAACACGTCAACGGCGGTCGCATCGGCGTTGCGCCGCGAGGTGTCGCTCCGCGAGGTCCAGGAAAGCGGTGGCCGCTACCAGGTCGGCGACGTCTGGTGGACGATTCCTCAGGTGCTGCTCGTGGCATCACCGAAGGCCGGCGACCGGATCACTGCAGGCAGCGAGACGTGGCACGTCGTCGAAGTTCGCGACTCGACCCTTACCAGTCGATGGCGGACCTTGTGTCGGAGGTAGTTCGTCGTGGCACCCTCGCTCAAAGCGAAGAAAGGCACCTTCAAAGTCCGAGCCTCCGGGTTCGGAAAAGAAGTCGGCTTTGAGACGACCCGGTTTGTCAAGGCCGCTGAGTCGTTCATCAACAAACTGAACCTTGCCGGAGAACGAGTTGTGCGGGCCTGGAAAGGACTGGTCGTCGAAACGGCAAACGAGATCCAGGTTCGGACTCCGGTTGACACAGGAACAGCCCGCGCGGCATGGCGGCTCAACGGGTCCGATCCATCAGGTCCGACGCCAGAGCCAAGCGGCTCCGGCGACGAACTCCGCTACCGCATCTCGAACTCCGTAAAGTACATCATCTACCTGGAGTACGGCTGGTCGAAGCAGGCCCCGACCGGGATGGTTCGGGTCACGCTGCGAGGATTTGCTCGCAGGCTCCGTGCCTCGGCAGCAAAGGCGGTGAAGGGCCAGTGAACGCCTCCGTCGAGCGGTATGCCATCCTGTCGATCGCGAAGAGACTGCGCGACGCCTTCCCGGCGGTGACCGTGCAGGTTCGAGGCGCCCGGACCGCCGTCGTGAACCGCACCGAAGAGGAGTGGCTCGCCCTTGACGTCCTCTCGATGGACCGCCGGCCAGCGAGAGTTACAACCTGGTTCGGTGAGATTCTCTTCCAGGTTACGTGCTTCGCTCGGTTCGCGGCCAATCGGACCGACGCCCAAACGGATGCGCCTTGGACGCTCGCGGCGCAGGTGCAGCGAGAACTCGAAGGTGACAACCTGCCTGTGCAAGACCTCGATGCGGCGTCACCGGCGACGTTCGCTCACCTGAAGGTTCTCCCGGGCGACAGCCGATACCTCAGTAGACAAGACGAGAACATGCACGCTGTGGTGCTGACGTACCGAGGGGTGCTGGTCGATACGACGTGACCTCTGTTTGAGGAAGGAACGCCGACATGCCGAACGTCCGCAACTTGCTCGATGCCACGCTTCAAATTCGGGACGGAACGACGCCGACGCCGAATACGCTGACGATCCCGGTCGAGGAAGGGACGCTCAAGTGGACAGTCGCGGTGCAGGAACGGCACGCGGTCTTGCACCGAGGCCGACTGCACTCGTGGAAGTCTGGAAAGCAGGTTCCGGTTACTGTCGAGTTCGACATCATCTACACCGAGTACGAAGGGAAGACGCTGTCGAACGCTGACCCGTCGCCGATCGACGCCTTACTCCAACAAGGCAACGCCTCCGCGTGGGTGACGACGAACGCGGTCAACGGAGAGTACACGACCGACATCCGGTACACGATCACCGCGCCGAGTGGAGATGCAGCGGACCAGGACGAGACCGTCACGTTCTCGGACTTCATCGTGGACACGGTAGAACCAGCAGAGGCGGACGACGTGACCAGGATCGCGATCAAGGGGCGCGCCTTGATCACCCAGCCGGACATTGTGCGGTCGTAACGGAGAGCAGAGCATGAAGATCGGCGGACAACCACTACCTCGCGCAACGGGCGTCGTCACCTTGACCCGGCACGGGAAACCGGTCGCAACCGTCAAGGTGCGCGGCGTCCCATTCTCTTTTTGTCAACGCGTGTCGGCCCTGTTTCCGGTCCCTCCGGCCCCGCGTCGCCTCAAGACGAAGCCAGGAACCGGACACGTCGTCCGAGGCGTCAACGGGCAGGCGGAGTGGTATGACGACGAGTCGGATCCCGAGTATGTGACGACAAGGAGCGAGATGGAGTTGCTCCGGCAGACGTACACGGTGGCCGTCGGCCTCGAAGAGGACCCGACCATCTCGTGGGACACGCCGAGGACGTTGCGCGAGACCAATCCCGTCGCCTACGCCCGCGCCTTGGTGGATGAGTTCGACGCGTCCGGAATGACCCCCGGCGACTTGATCGCGATCCAAGACGCAATCCTCGGCTTGTCGAACCTGACGAGCACCGAGGTAAAGGAGGCCGCAGAAGGTTTTTTGTCCGAGGCGTCATCCGAGGCGGCACCTGGCGAATCCCTTCCGGAACCTCTGGTCGCACACTGAGGTATTGCGCGCTTCGTGCGTGCGAGCGGATCGATCCACGATCGGTATTCGGCCGGCCGTGGGCCGATCTCGATGTCGGCGAGCAGGCCGAGATAATGGGCTTCGACCTGCTCCGAAGTCACGAGGAATGCCCGGATGGCGACTGCACTTGAACAACTTGTTGCCGACCTCAAGCTAAACACTGCGAAGTGGACGGCCGGGATCGACAAAGCAAACGCCGGCATCGACTCGATGCAGAGAAAGATGGGCGGCGCGTCGAAGGACATCCAGAAAGGATCGGACGCGAGCGC